AGCCGCTGCTGTTTGACTAGCTGCTGCATTAGTCTCCGCTGTTTCAGCATTTGTTTCAGCAGTTTCAGCATTTGTCTCTGCTGTTTCTGCATTGGTTTCAGCTGTCTCTGCTGCTGTTTGAGCAGTTTCAGCTGCTGTTTGAGCTGTCTCTGCCGCAGTTTGAGCTGTCTCTGCTGCTGTTTTAGCTGTAACCGCTCCTGTCTCTGCAGTTTCAGCATTAGTTTCAGCTGTCTCTGCGTTAGTCTCAGCTGTTTCAGCATTAGTTTCTGCCGTCTCAGCATTAGTCTCTGCAGTTTCAGCTGCAGTCTGAGCAGTCTCAGCAGCAGTCTGAGCAGTTTCCGCTGCTGTCTGAGCGGTTTCTGCGGCAGCCTGTGCTGTTTCTGCACCAGTTTCAGCTGTTTCAGCATTAGTTTCAGCTGTTTCAGCATTAGTTTCTGCGGTTTCAGCATTAGTCTCAGCAGTCTCAGCATTAGTTTCCGCCGTTTCAGCGTTAGTTTCTGCTAATTCTGCTGCTACTTGAGCCGCTAGAGCCGCTGTTTTAGCTGCTTCAGTATCCGCAATTAGAGCATCTAAATCATAACTGTCAGCCAATACAGATGATGTAGCAATTCCATATCCTCTATCAATAGCCATAATTACATTCTCCCGCGCATACGTTTAACTGCTAAATACAGTCTTTGTTTTCTAGTAAGTCTCATCTATCCGTCCCCTAAGTTTGATATAAGATGATTATTCTATTTCAATCTTCTTTGCCTTCTTTTCTTCTGGAGTATTTAATTCCATATCAATTATAAGAACACCATCTTTAAAATTTGCATTAAATACTTTCAGATAATCTATTAATGCCCATTGTCTTGTAAAGGCTCTCTGTGCTATACCTTTGTATACAAAACTATTTGTTTCCTCTTCTTTATCACCAGAAGAATTTCCTGTGATAGTTAGAGTGTTGTCTTTTACCTCAACATCTAAATCTGTCTTTGAAAATCCTGCTAATGCCATCTCTAGTTGATACTTATTGTCATCCACCTTTTTTATGTTATATGGTGGGTACTTGGGTATCTCAAACTGAGATAAAGATGATAGTTGGTCGAATATACTATCAAAACCGACTGTCAAGTTTCTAAATGGGTCAAACGTTGTTAAATTATTCATATTATTTCTCTCCTTTATTAAGCGAGTTATTAAAATGAGATTCTCTTAATTGAGCAATCTCGGTTGTGAAACACTCCCCATAAAAGAGGAGTGCTCCGTAGTAGGTTATAAACTTACGATGTAAGTTCCTGTATTGAACCCGGACGAATAACCTTAGTTCCATACACTGTATCAGCAGTAAATAAATCTGCAAGATATTCTTGCTTATACTGTGTTTGTGCACGAACAGCTTGTTGTGTTGCTAAGACGTGGGCATCTCTTTGGAATAAGAAAGCCTTCTCAGTAGAACCAGTACCTACTTGTGTAGACATATATACATCTACTCCATAGATTGAACCAATTTTACCTGTCTTAATTGCCTTACCATCGCCAATGAACGCTTGTTCAGTGAAACGCTCTTCACCCAACAGTGCTGTCATACAAGATGGAGTAACGACTAGAGAACGTCCATCAACTGGAACATCCGCATCGTTAAGCACTTCTATAGCTGCTAGGATGGAAGCATCCCAATCAGTTACGCTTGTGATAACCGAATTACCGCCTGTTAGTGCAGAAGCACCATCCAAGTCAGTAATTATTTGGCTGTCTACATTTTTAGCTAGAGCATACCCAGCGTCATCTGTGTAGAACTTTCTCATTGAACTCAATGCTTGAAGCTCTGCGATATCTTCAATTTGAGTTGACCACTCGAAATGTTTATTGATGACTACTTGTGTATTAGTAGCTGTGTCGGTAATGTAGGTAACCGCTGTATCTGCCACCTTCGCACTAGCAGCACTCCTTCCCGGTGTTGGGATATTTATTGTATCTCCCTTCTTACCTTGATGGTTTAGATTGCGTACTAGATTGGCAGCGACTAGATTAGCTTTATACGTTGCAATTACTTCATCCGACCAAATTTCTGGGATGAAGACTGCACCCGTAGTTACTGTCATATTTGCCATATTAATTAACTCCTATAAGTTATTTTAGCATTTTATTAAACGACCCTTCCGTCTGCATAAGCTGCAAATATCTCATCTTGCATAGAATCATACCGACTAGGGTTTTCCATTTTTAAACGAATGAGGTCGGCTCGTCTGTATGTCTTACCTCCTCTCTCGCCTGAGCCTGAAGAAGTCCTCGACTCCGTAGTTCCTGTTTTAAGTGCTTCTTTCCTATTAACTTCTGCTTGCTGTTTGACTTCTTGAGTCTTACTAATCATAGACCTATCTTTCCAGTTGGTCAATAATTCGTTAGCCGCATCAAAGTTATAGGCATCAGCCGCTTGAAACATTTGCATACGAATCGGACTACCTTGTACCCAGTCCTGAAAACCTTTGTCTTGTATGACATCGGAAAAATCAGGATGTGTTTGCTCCAACTGTGCTTTTGCTCCGGCTTGTGCTTGTTGAGCTTGGAACTGTTGGAACTGCTGAAACCTAGGGTGATTCTCTATGAGAGTATTAACTGCCTTATTAGGGTCATTAAAAAACTCATCAGAATTATCATTATCTTTAGCTTCTAATGGAGTGTTATCTTGCGGATTACGCTGTCTCGCGACTTCAGCCTGTAGGAAACTATCTGATAATTTTCTTAACTCTCCAACTTCTTGGGCTTTACGTCCAAGTTCTCTTTCTAAGTTAGTATAACTATCTATGATATCTTCTGTAGATTTTCCGGCAAATTTAGAAGGTATATCTGGTAGAGAATCTTCAGCTGCTATAGCTTCTTGTTTCTCTTCTGTGACATTATCTTCTGTACTATCTGTTATCGTACTTTCATCTATATTAGAAATCTCTACGCCTTCTACTTCTGCTGATGGTACTTCTGGGGAATCAGCGTCCACTACTATATTACTCATAATTGTCTATCTCCTCCGCCCTCTAGGGGTTATGAAGTTATTAAAATGGCGGAGCTATAAATCTAGTTCTTCCACCGCTCGTCTAGTTGTATCCTCTAAAGACAATACTTGTCTTAGAATCGACAACTGACCCTTAGCGAACCAAAGGTCTCTTTCAGATTCTATCGAATCTAAATTGTTGTAGATTTTCTCGAGATTACTTAATTCTTCAATTAAGTCTCGCCAACCATCCTGTTCTACTAAATCTGTTCTATCTCTGTAAAACTGTTTAGTTTGGTCGTCTACTATTTCTTCTTGCGTTTGCATAATTTAAAGCTGTCTCTGATTTAAGGTGTTCTATTTCAGGTATATTTCTATATGTCTCTGAATCTTTATTATCTATATCAGCTCTCATCTTTTCAATTTCAGCTAACTTCTTCTGTAGACCTACAATTCTCTCTTGTAAATCTAATTCATTCTGTGGCTGTGATTTACCTGCATCTGCTTGATGCTTCAAAGCCTTAGCTTGTTCTTCTTGTGCTTCTGCTAGTGTCTTCTGTATCTCAGCTTTCTTCTGCTCCATATCTAACTGCATAGCCATCTGTTGCATCTGCTGTTGCTCAGGATTAGGTTGGAAACCTTGCATAAGACCTTGAACCACTTGGTCTCTATTATGGATACTAGAGTTCTGAAAGATTGCTAGTAATAGGACATTAAAAGCAGGAGAATCCTTCGGAATTGACTGGAGCATTTGAACCATCTGTTGCATTTCTAGCTCTTTAGCCATAATACCCATAGTAGAGTATGGTACAAACTTATAATCACTTACTGGATATCTATTGACATCAAATTGTATCTTCCTCCACATCGCCTTATTAATCATCGGGATGAGGAAGGTATTCTGGAAATTCATTAGAGTACGCTTCTGTCTCTTAATTGAAGCAGATTGTACCATTGACATACCACTAGAAGTCGCTCTATCAGGGACTCCCATATCAGCACTACCAGTGCCCATTTGAATCATATTCTGTAATGAAGCGACTTGGTTATAAGTATGTTGGTCTGTCTTACCTAATGTTAGAGGCATTACTGCTTGTCTAGGGTCTCCATTAGTAAGAATAGTCTTACCGGGTCTGACCTCAAGTTTTATACCTCTCGGTAGTCTAGTAGCATCTGCGGCTACCATAGGTGTAGTTGTAAGTGCTAAGGAATCAATTCTAGCTCTCATTTCAGCATCTAGAGCTTTCTGTGGATTATACCCCTTCTCACACACGCCTCTACCCCAGAACTTCGATGGGACTATATCGTGTTGATAACTGACGAAAGGTCTATCGACCATCATAAATGGATTCTCTTCCGCTCTTAGAATGTGCTCATCATTAGCTATTGTAACGACAGCTTCAACTAATTCATCTTCATCATATTCAAAATCCTCTTCATCTACTTTAGAATTGAGGAATTTTCGAGGTACTTTACCCCAATACTCACAAATCTTAATTTGGTCTGAGGCATCTCTATTGATATACTCAGGGTCATAACCTACTTGAACTATATTTGTATCTGCTTGTATATCAGCTTCTCTATATATACCATTAGCCATACCTTCAGATATGACATAACGTGGCTTATATACTTCGTGAGCGACACCTAAAGCTTCATTTATAGAATTAGCACTAGGGTCAATAATGAACTCTTTTGGAGAGACAGCCTCTAGTCTTACATCTACACTAGAATACTCTTCTATCTCTCTAGCTGTAGTTAATGTACCTTCTACTGGTCTCTCTACGGGTCGTCTACTTACTTTCTCTTCAGTAATTATCTTAGCGATACCTGTGCCATATATAGCACCATTTAGAAATACTTCACATAAGGCATCTTTAGCACCTGTAGATTCTAAATCTTCTTGTAATAGGTTGCGAATATATTCTACATCTTGCTTATCCTTATCCGCGTGGTCATCTTGAACATCGAACCAACGTCCTCGTCCAAATGTAGCCTCTTCGAGCTCTGCGACACTAGCTTCTACTGCTTGTTGTAAGGCTGGAGTTATAATCTTAGACTTTTCTGATTGACGATTCTTATCTTCTATCGTCCACTGTCCTCTCCACAGACGATAATATTCATCCCAAGGCTTGAGATAATTGTTATTTCTGTGGTTTCGCCATTGTTCTAAGCGGCTGGATAGCCATTTAGCTAGTGCTTGGAAGTGTCTCTCTGAATCATAATTTTTTGCCATCTAATATCCTGCTATTTCATCTAAAGGTTTCCAATCTTCATCAAGTTCGACAGTATGCATAAAGTCTGCTACTGATACTTGGTCTATATAGGCGAGACTATCAATCATATCATCGAAGTTTCCCTTTGTAGGGAACTCTAATAATTGTGATTCAAAATCTCTATTCCAATCACCCTTATTAAACTTAATCTTGCCGTGTTCCAGTCTGCCTTGAAGAGCCCAAGTAATTCTATCGGCTTTCTTCTTGCCTCCGTGGGTTACATCTGTAATTACAACCCATCTACTCTGAGACCTCATCTCATCTTCCAGATAAGGCATTATAGCATTCTTTAACGCACCAGATTCAATTCCTACTATTGTCGCCTGATTTTCAATCGCAGTCTGTAATATCTTAGAAGAAGTCTCTTTGATATTCCACCTGCCGTGGAGTATACTCTTAACCCACCATTCATCATTACAGATTTTAACGATAGAGATAGCAGTCTCGTCCAATTTAGAACCTTTGAGACCACGTTCCTTCTCCACTCTCTCAAATCCTGCAGGGTCAACTGCAATGACGTAATTGCCTTCTTTAGGCTCTTCTGTATCATATTTTATCCATTCTGGTTTAAATATACCACCTGTAAAAGATACAAAACTAGCT